CATAGATGTAAGCAATTCTAAAGTAACAGTTAATGTTTGTGGTAATCCTTCAGTATCAGTATACGGTATACGTATAGACTGTACTTGTACATCTTCCGGCCTTACTGTTATTTGCCGGTTTAAACTTGTTCTATACCATACACGAATAATACCATAAGGTATATCGCCAAAGTTGCCATCAGCAAATCTAATATTAATTGTATCGTCTGCTTGCGTCTCAACAGAAAAAATACTTCGTGTACCTTGTATTACACTATTGTAAATTACATTTGTTCCAGATACAGAAGGTACTTTTGTCCAAGATGCTAATACTTCACCAGTAGAATCAATTGTTTGTACCCAAACATCAAATTCATTGATATTCGTAACTGGAATATTAATAGCTCTATTTGCAAGAGGAACAGCAATATTAAAATCTTTAAATTCCAACGATCCTTGTTTTATATAACTAAAAAATCCGGTAGATTCACTGCTATTGCCTAACCCGTCGTTTAGATAAAGTAAACCAAAGCTGCTTGTTGGATTTGGCTCAATTTCTGTTACGTATTGCTCATCTTCGAACGTTGCATTAACTACTTCAAAAGGTGCAGAGACACTATTCACTGCAGAAGATACATTGTATACAACGTTAGTGTTAGGACGTGAATTTAACTGATACAGTTCTGTTATAATACCATTTAATGTACCTTTTTTAACAGGAGTACCGTACGGATTACGTGAGAGTAATGCTCTATTTAAAATTAAAATAAACTGTTCTAAATATTCAGCATTGTTAGCATCGTTCCATATAATATTGCGATTGGCTAACTCTTGTCCTGTGCTATCTAACACAGACTCTGTTGTTCTTAAAGCATATACTTTAATTAAGCCAGTGCTTGGTATGTTTCTCTTTGGTTTATAATTTAACATTTCCGCCAAACGTAATACGCTCTCTTTACGTTCTGCGGTGTCTAAAAAGTTTTCTCTTACATTTAAATCTTGTCTAAATGCAATTGTTTGTCCCATATATGCAAGTAACTCAATAATGGCGATAAACTCACTGCTTTCAATATAATCATTAAAATCTTCAGGGAAATTATTTTGCATATATTCCACCATTGCACTTTTAATAGTGTCAAAATCATATGCAGTGAAATTAATTTCGCTGAACGTTCTATAGATCGTTCTCCAATCTTCGGCAGCAAATAAATTACTTTGTCGTTGTGCTTGTGCCATTTATTTTATTCCTGTGCATCAATATCAAACTGTATAGCAAGTTCTTCTGTAATTCCAGAAGGCAAATATGTTACTTGTGCTTCTACTAATATTGAACGTTCTAACTCTGTTAACTCAATACTATCTAATGTCACTCTAGGTTCTTCTTCAATAACCCTAGTAGCATCTTCCAATATTAACGATTTAGTTACTGTATCTAGTGGATCCATTAATAACTCATAAATTATAGTTCCGTATTCAGGAAGCATTACACGCTCGCCTTTTCTTGTGTTAAAATGATTTAATAAATCTCGTTTAACTAAATCAAAATCAGCCAAAGTATACGGTGGTTTTTGTTTATTAATTGTACTAAGTCCAATAAAGTTTGGTTTATTTGCCATTCTTATATACCGTTTTAATTATTTATCTGAAAACATTATAATGGGTTATAAGTCAACCGGTATTAAGAACGTTCTTGAATGACTTTTGCAACTGCATTTCTGTACCCTACAGTTGGCGGAGTAGAAAATAATTTTGCTTCGGCTAAACGACGACTAGTTAAACTACCTTCCTCAACAATTTCCGATGTTTTTACAAGAGAACCTGCTTTATAAGATACAACATCCTTCCTTACATGGTTATATCTCATAAACTCTGTTGTTGCTTTTGCAAAATACCCTGTGTTTATTGCATTAACAACTGTTGATGTTGCAAACATTTGTGTGCCGAGGCTATGTGCTAAACTAACTAGTGCATCTGCTTGATTCTGATTAATATTTTTCTTTACATAACGATTAACAGCTTTAATTGCTTTTTCAACTTCGACACTAAGCAATACGTTAGCCTGTGTTCTTGTTATGCCACGAGAATAATCTTCACCAGCAAATTTAAGCACAGCACCAGATTTATGTTCTTGTGCACGAGTTTTTCCCAATCCGCGCAATACACCTGTTAACTCGTTCTTCTCAGATAAACCAGACCACGATATTGTTTCTGATCCGATGTTACCGTATCCAAACGGTGGTAAACCGCTTACAGATCGTAATTGGATTTTGGTTGCCTGTGCTGTTGTATCAACTGGAAGAGATTGCTGTACTGGAGTTTTATCAATTTTATGTGCATAACCAATATATTCTATATTAAAGTCATTCACTTCTATCGTAGGTGCAAATCCTGTAAACCTTTTTATAATATCCATACCCTTGCCAGAAATTTTTGCAATAGTAGCCGGCACAGACGGATTCACTTCTGCTACGTTTACGTATAGCGGATTGCCAAATGCATCATACCCAATGCCTGCATATTGTCCTTCTTTCTGCTCTGGTGTAGGTGTTCCATAAACGGGTTCTGGTAATTTATTTTCTCCCAGATGTGGGTTTGGTGCAAGAGGATCAACCCTCTTAACTGAAGTGTCAACCGGTAATACGCTACCTGCTTTTAAAGGCTCGTTTTCTACAACAGGAGGCTCTTCATTTGGTATAGGCTGAGCCACAATGCCAGGAAAAAACCCTGTTGTCTTTTCATCAATATGATAAAGTGTTCCCATTCCGGGCTTTCCTCGTAGACCGCCATACGGTTCCATAGTTGGATATCTTGTTAAACGACGTTCAACTGTCATTGTTTCGGGACCAGCCATCGGATCGTATGCTACCATATCTTCAAATGGTTGCAATAAAGGCAATTCAGCAGGAGGAGCGGCAAATACATTACTAGTATTAATGTTTACAGTTGGCGGTACTGCTACCCCATTATTCCACGCAATAAATGCCGCGTCACCGGCAATAAGAGCAGTTGCTGTTAAATGTATATCTATACCGGCTCCTTCGTAAATAGACGCGGCTGCTTGAATATGCATTTCGCCGCCCGAAGCATGTTGTGCACCTACTTTACCTTCTGTAGACAATATACTGTCAGACATTATTGTTGCCAGTGAAGTTGAGTGCATTAAATAACCGTCGTTAACTTTTTGATAATGATGGCTTTGTGTAATGCCTTCAAAAACACCGCTGTCAATAGTTCGATAGTAGCTTCCATTTTGTAACAAATGATTAAAATCACCTGCTCCCATTGTATGATATGCATCGCCTGTCTCAATAAATGTATGCACTTCTCCTTCCTTTACATGCAACACAATTGAACCATCGGGCACTGGTGACTTTAATCCAGCAACTTTTGCATACTCAAAAACTTTATCTAAATCTGTTTGTACTGCTTTCTCTAAATTTGGTATATAATCATTTGGCATGTATATATTCATATCTCTACCAATATCTAAATTAAAATCTCGATCCGATCGTAAATTAATATCTTCATTTGAACGAAGGCTTATCGAGTTATTGCTGAATATTTCCACGTTGCCGTCTTTGTCAAGTTCAAGCCAAGCAGTACCCATTTTATTGTTCATATACACAAATCCTAACGTGTCATGAATTACTATCTGGGCGCCACCACGTGCTCGCAAACGTATAAGTCTGTTATTGCCCTCTATGTCTCCGTCGTCCATAACAAACGTATGGCCTCCGGATCGTTTAAATGTTTCTCCCACGCCTGCAGCCAGCGGATCTATAGGGCCAGGAGTACTCATTCCGTAAACATTACTTGGTGCTTCTCGTCTTGCAGAACTTGTAGTCCAACCTCTATACGGATCTTCATGCAATGCAGTTTGACTCATTCTTTCGTATTGTCTTTTATGCCACGGGCGCAAAGGAGGAACATGAGGATCATTAATACCTTTATCAAACTTATTATACTCAGTTACATTTTGCCATAAATGTACTTGATCCGGGCCATTGTGCTTGTCGTAAGCTGCAAGTCCAGGCACATTAAAATTCATAAAATTATCGTATAGAACGCCAATCCAAATACCTTTGGATTCATCTCCGTTAATAAACATTACAAGAACTTTGTTTCCAACATCGGGTGGAACAGCCCAAAACCCGTAACTTGTTGGTGTATAGTCATATTCTGCTATACCTTTTTCCCAATGTCTTTCTTGTGCAGGGGACGAACCACCGAATGGCGCACAATAACTCACTGTACGCCAAACATTTTTATTATCTTCGTCGCCGCCCCAGTCTGGCATATACACTTGTAAACGTCCCATGTGTTGTATATCTTGGGTGTTTTTCACAATGCCGAGATAAACGCCGTAATATCTTGGTGAGTCTTCTGTATCTCCATAGAAATACCCGGGCGCAGACTTTGCGCGGTTTAACGACGGGGTATCTTGTTTTCTTATCTTATAAAAACTCATATCAAAATATAATGTCCTACTTACTTATTATTAATATCACAATAATCTAATATCTTGTCTCTGCCGCGCTAACAGCCTCTGCGACAACGTTAACGTCATTTAAATTTGGCCGTTCGAGAAGGTTAGTAAGATCAATTGTATGATCTCGAACCCCAGTGAGTGTTGTTGTGTATTCTCCGTTGGTAAATGTATGCTTTGCTGTATATACATTATACACAGCAGTTAAAGCATTTCTTTGATCAATTGCCATAAGTCCGGTGGCTTTGACATCATCTCCTTGCCTTGCGTCCAACACAAAATACGGTTGTCCTACTGCAGGTTTAATTGTAATGTCTGCACCATCAGTTGAAGGGATCCAATATGGATCTCCGCGAATTTCTAATTCTATTTTGACCATATCGCCGCCTAAACGCTGTTGTACAACTTGTGCTAACAAATTTGCTCCGCGGTCAAAGTCCTCATTTGTACCCCGAGGGTAATTATCTGGTATTTCTACATCAGTAAAAGGAGGCTGAAACATTGGCGGTACCACTGGGCCGCTGCTTGATTCTAAATCTTCGGCGTATTGGTTGCTAAGTCGGCGGCGGGCCCTTTGTGGCCCTTGACTCGAAACAAGGTTTGCTGCCACATCTATGTTGCTTGCATACACGGAAGTATATGCTTGTGTCATCGCCTGCTGAGAGGCTAGTAACTTTTCAATCTGGGCTTCTTTTGCACTCACTCTGCTGGCTGCTACTTTTCTATCATCTGCGTATTCTGCCTGTGTAAGAGTTGTCTGTAATGCGTTTAATTCAAACTTGGCTTCGGCAATTTCTGCTGGTATATATTTGTCACGAGCTTCGTTATACTCAACTGCTGTTGTTCCTTTGTGAACATACTTATTTGCTAGTATACCGTGATGCCGTTTTCCTTTCAGTCCTGAGTTAATTTGCTTTGCAATGATATAATGATTATCAAATTTGAAGTCTACGTTTTTAACTTCGGTATTTCTTCCAGTATAATAAAACTCGTAGTATTTGGCCAAAAGATGGGGAGATCCTTTAAGTTTGTCATGTCTTGCTCTTGATACAGCCAAGTCTCCAAAAGTACTATTTTCGTCTACTGCCAGCTGAGGATCTTGGTGACGATATACTCTATACATTACTGATCGATAATACTGTCGTCTGTTTTCATCATATCCCCGATATATAACCTCTGGTATAATTTTAGGTATAAAACGTTCAATGTTAGCCGGATCAATTCCTTTTGCTAGTTCGTTTGGTGCAATCTCGGCTCTTGGATCAGGATGACCGGTTGCTTCTTTTTGTACTAATAATGTAGAGTACAAAATATTTTCAATAATTTTAGGTATTGGTGTTCCTTTTGAAAAAGTAAATGTTTTCTTCAAGCGAGTATCATTGAAATAAGGTACCGACGCGTGTGGGCCATACTGTTCTCCGTGTTCTCCTGATTTTTGTGCCAAATGACTCGAATCAGAACTTGTTGTACTTTCTCTATGCGGTGATGGCGAAACCCCGTAACCAACAGTATCTGAGACAGAAGTTTTGTTTTGGTTTTGTCGATCTCCCATTTTATTAGCACCATCACTATGCAATTCTTGCATAGGATCAACTAACTGTAACGGAAGATAAACAGGATCTACTGAAAATTGATAATGATCTGATTTGCGTGTTGTGTCTCCCACTTTAATGTATCTACGAGAGGTTTCATAACTTAAAGCCACTAGTGCCTCTTTAACATCAAATGCCTCAAAGGTAATATCCTCTTGTAGTAATGCATGATTTTGATTTAAGGAAGTATCGCCGGCACGAACGGCAGTAAAGTCATACGTGCCGCCGCTTTCGTCAAACGATAAGCCTCCTGTTGCAATTCGAAGTGCCATACATCTATGTGTTTTTAATTCCACCGGCTTTCCTGTTTCTTTATCTCTTGCATTCCAATTTATAAGCAAGTAAACCGGAAGATCATGGGTGTTTGCATGTCCAAGGTTTTTCCCTGCCCTAAACATATAATCTAAAAAATCTGCACGATATGGACTTCTTATTGAAAACTCAAACGTTGTTGCAGGTATGCCGCCGCCGCCACAAATTG